CTGGACATTACCAACCGCGCCAGATGCAGCATTTCCAGTAATAGGTATAGTGCGGGATGGGCTAACTGTGCCAACTAATCCGTCAGCATGAACCTCAGAAACTTGTAGGTTTAAAGAGACTGCACCGGGCGTGCCCTGCGCTTCTACCCCAGTAAGGGCAATAGTTCTGGCGGGTGAGACATTACCAACAAGCCCAGAGCCTACTACTCCAGACAGTGCAACAGTCTTGCTACTTGTAACAGTTCCAACTAAACCGGAAGCTACGGTCCCGCTTAAAGATACAGACGGGGCAACTCCAACTGAACCAACCGAACCAGAAGCAACTGTTCCAGTTTCAGTTTGTGATTTTGATGGAGTTACTGTATCTACAGAACCAGCGGTTGATACCCCGGTTAGTGCAAATTGAATTGCACCGCGCGTAACAGTTCCGGCCGAACCAGAGGCAGAAACTCCGGTTGAGGCGACAGATGAAGCAGGTGTAACGGTTCCGACCGAACCAGAGGCAGAAACTCCGGTTAGCGCAAATTGGGCCGAACCATGTGTAATTGTTCCTACAGAACCAGCAGCGGTAACCCCGGTAATACCTATTGTTACCGATACACCGGGGGCACTAACAGCACCAGACGCAACATTACCAGTTAGGGCGTCTTGCGAACCGCCCCACGTATTACTACTCCAAGTACTGGCCCCCCAGCCGGTAGCCACAGTACTTCACCAACCTTTTAGGTTGTAGCCAAACGGAGCAGTGCAGTGCTGGTCGTGTTACTTGGCATGGTTAGCGTGAACGTACCCGCAGTCACCGTTTGTGACCCAAAGGTATGAACACTAACTGCCTTGTTACTCTGCGTCGAATTGTAAATCAACACTGTATCAAACGCCGTTGAAAGCGTGACAGTGGTATAAACAATTGAAGCAGATGGCGTCCAATATCCAACACCCGCAGTAACTGAGCTATTAGTAGATGTTGGAGCGGTTGCATTAGTGACCGTTACCCCACCCGCTGTATAGTTTGTACCAGTGACTTCACCAGTTGCAGTATATGCAGTAGTTGAGGCGTTAATTGTTGCCGAGGCAAGATATAGCGCAGCTTTGAACGTATCAGCAGTTGATGCCGCACGGATAGGTGAAGCGCCAAAGTTATGAGTTGCGGTCATCAGTTCCCCAAGGAACGATGTGCACATTGATTGGGTATTTGCCATGATTTATCCTATTGAGGCGGCTTCTAACGCCGTAAACGGAGAAGTTTTTAGGGTAACGTGAACAGAACGGTGAACCAACTCGTCGTCGAGCCAGTATTCAACCCATGTGGTGGATTCAATATCATTATCCAACAAACCCTCTTTTTTGACTAGAAGGGCGTCGTCCATTTCGCCGTGGATTGTGTTGACTAACATTATGCGATCCTGATGATTGCTGAAGTGTTGGTGACTGCTGGAAATTGTACGGTAAACGTGTTTGTCGATGTCTTGTCTGAACCAAAATCTAGTACACAAATAGCGGGGTTCGTAGCCCCATCAGCCAAATAAATCAACGCCCCCCGCGCAGTAACCGCAGTAGACCAGATGGCGTTATTAAATGACCAGTACGAAGTCGTGCCGGTAGCACCCACAGTAGGGACTTGGCTAATAACAAGGATTTGCCCCCCAGCGGTATACCCCGAGGCAGAAACCTCGCCTGTTGCAGTATACCCAATCGTGGTCGCATTTAGTGTAGCAGCGTTGGTGTACAACGCGATCTTGAAGACCTGCGTCGTACCCGTGTTGAAGTTAAACGTCCCACTAGGAAGCCCAGTCTTGAACGTATTGGTCGTCCAATTGCCAGTAAATGCCATTAAGTCACCGCCTGCCTATATTGGCCAGAGCGGTACGCATCCTGACGCTCCAACCCATCGCCCAGACGTTTAGCCATACCAAGTGATTCTTGGTATCGAGTAGTATAAAGCGCTACCATGTCTGCTTCACCCTTCATAAACGTGTACGCTTCTACAAGCGTACCGTAGAGCAAAGCCGTATCAAAATTATCACCCAACCATGTATTACCTGCGGTAACGATTGATTCTGGGTAGAAGAAGTAATGCAACTCCACTGTGTATATGGCATTTGGAGTTGGGCCAAGAATGAACGTCAGTTCGGCTGCGTTGCTCGACTGTGGCCCAAACAGCGCGTAGTACTTAGGGAGCGCAGTATCCGTTGGGTTTGGGTATGCTTCACGGATATAGTTAACGTCTTTATTCAGTAAGTATGTGTAATTGGCATTATCTGTATTATAGTTTTCTATAACCGCTAGCGAATACACAGATAAGAAATCGTTGGGACAAGCAAGATACTTGTTTGAAGGGCTAGTCACCCCCAGCACATTTTTGCGCAATGAGGGGAACTGAATAGTATTATAAATGCGTTGTTCGGCCTGCTCAATAAAACGGTTGATCTGGGCCGTAGTCGAAACGGTAGACCCGTCCGCAAGTGTTTCCGCAGGAAACTGGTTCTGCGTATACGTCTGAATTGAGGCAACCAACTCAGTGTAGGTCACGCCATCGGCCCCCGAGCCATCATGCCTTTAGTCGCACAACCAGTCCCACGGATCTTGATACCTGAAGTTTTGGCTTCTGCGTACGGTTTGCTACGTGCGCCGTCAATACTTACTGCCATGTCACTTAGTTCAACACGTTTTGGGTTGGGTCCATAACCGTTATTGCCCAGATCGACGCCGGATTTACCCGTCATGTCGTGCGGGGGTGCGTAGACTTTGGCTTGACCAACTTCTTTTCCGCCTTTTTTCATGCTGAAAGTAGCCATTATCGGCCCCGCCCAGTGCTTTTCTGGTTCATCGCACGAGCAAGATTGCGCCCATACTTCTTCATTTCGAGGGACGTAACCCCGCCTTTTTTCATGCCGTGCAATCGCTTTTCGTGGGCTTTCACCTCCGTATCAGCGATCTGTTTAACTTCTTTCTTGTCCATGATGACTCCTATGTCGTCACAACCGTTACTGTACCTATTTGTACCTGCAAAACCAAGTTGTTTGGGGTTAGCAGCGTATCAAATGAACTTGCACCACCAACCGGATTCCAACCCCACTGAAATACTCGACTACCACCTTCTGGATACCCAACTGAGTCTGGTGCAGTTGTAGAAGTAAGCGCAATTTGCAGCCCGCTTGTACCAGATTGGTAGTAACTCAAATCAGGACGTGGTTCCCGTACCGCCTGCGGATCGTACACAGGATACATACCAAGTTGTAGCTGCGGGTGATCTGGGTTCCAACACTCCGGACAAGCCTTAATACTAACCTGTTTTGTCTTGATTGTGAGCTTGCGAAGCTCTTTCAGTTTGTACCGCTGGCCGCATATATCGCATTCTGCGATACTGAATTTGCCAGAAGCGTACTTAACGGACATTAGTAGAACAAGACTCGCGGTACGTAGCGATTGTTCGCTTTTTCGCGGTCTTCATCGGCGGCAAGTTGAAACTGCTGTTCGTACTCTGCTTTTAATCCTGTAGCCCGCTGCATGTCAATATTGGGCAGCTTCATCGCCAAATAATACGCCAGTCCTGCAACCATACAATTGAGGAATCGGAATGGGATATCTTGAGTTTTGACGCCAGTCCCAGCATCTTGAATACGCCGCATGCGCCAGTACACGAACGTATAAAACGGGGATGATTGGCTACCCTGATCAGGTGAAGGCCACACATTGATCTGCGGGTACTGCACGCCATCGGGAGTGGTTGCACCCGAACGCCGATTGATCCAAACCTGAATTGGGCGACCAGTTGCGTTTTTGTTTGGGATTGTAGAGTACGTAGACTCTGAAATACGGTTAATATTAAGATCTTGTTGGTTGACGCCTGTACCCGTGCGAGTTACTTGGTCCAACAGATCAATCGTATCTACGGGCAAATCATAGGTGATAGTTCCCATGTAGAGCGGGATGGTGCCCTGCTCAATCGTCCATAGATTGATGCCTCGATTTGCCCACTCAATAGTCAGCAGGTTGAGGGAGCGACGAGCAGTACGAAAATCGTAACCAGTACGAAGCTCTTGCCCACAGCGTTCAAACGCTTCTTCAATGAGATCATTGACATCAAGATTGAAGGTTGACGTGCCGGTAGTCGTCATTATCTAAACCTAGCGGTTTTCTTTGCAATCGTTTTGGGCTGCGCTACAAACTGTTTCCCTGCCGCCTTACCTGCACGTTTGGCTTTGGTCGTTGCGGCGTACTCGGACGGACTCAAACTCTTAATTGCATCCTCCGGCAAGTACCGTTCTCCGGTCTTACTTGACGGCTTACCGCTCTTGGTGCGCCACTTCTGGTCGCCCCAATCTTTGAGGGACTGCTGTGGAGGCTTCAATCCCTATACCCCCCACCAGCAGCTTTATATTTCTTCGCTACCAATTGACTTTTACGGGCAGACCACTGCCCCGCCCCAGTACCCTGAGTCGCCGCAGCCTTCACTTGGGACACGATTCGTTTACGAAGACTGGGCTTTGTGTAGTTGCCTGCTTCATTGACGTGCCCACCTTCGGCAAAAGACATATTAAACCCAACACCGGCAGATGAAGGCAGTGCCTTCATACCACGCTTGTCTAAACTAACATCGCCAGACAAGTACGCACTAAGAACCGCGTCTTTCAGAGCTTTGGGAGCATCGGGCATCATGTCGCTAATTTTCTTCTCGACACTTACTTTGCCAGACGCTCCCGCGCTACCTTTGCCGTAGTTAAGGCTGTCAAGATCAAACTTGACTTCCCCGCCTCCGCTGTACATAGCGACTTCGTTCGGATCATCCTTGCGGGTGATCTTTTTCTTACCCGGCATTTTAGACGGGTCAACTTTACCCATC